CGAGAAAATTTTAAAATTAAAGAATTAAAAGAGCACGACACTCTAACGTCCTCTACCTGTGGAGTAACGTCAGCAAACAAAATAGTTGACTTTGTATTTGAAAGAATCAAAACAGGAAGTATCGAATCTGTAAAAGGAAGGAAGTTCACACCAGATAAACGCATCTGCGATCGTTTGTCTAACATCATTCCCATTCGTATATTCAAACCAGTCGCCGATCTTTGTGTTAAAGTTGGCGTGCTCAGTGGCTCTCTTCTTGACAAAGAAGTAGCTAAAGTAAATGACGAAGCGTTTATCAAAGAGGTGTTTCGATCAACGCTTGAAAGGTACAGTACTTTCAAAGCTGTTCACTTGAACCCGAGCCTGCTCGGCCAAGCTTTGAAAAGTGCTGTTGCCTCTGCCTTCCCGTCTCGAGATGTACCCGTATTCAAACCTTTGCCTTCTGGTGCAGCTACTGTTGCGGTTATGAATCTGTCGGCATCCTCAGGATATCCGTTGTACATCAAGAAACGCTTGTTAGTGAAGGAGATTATCACCTTAATTGACGATGTCAAGAGCATTATAGATCTCCGTCTTCGGTGGGATTTATCCTTATGGTCTATTTTCACTCGGATTCAGTTTAAACAAGGTGGTGAAACAACTCTCCGCATATTCACAGCTCCACCTTATCAGTGGACCGCGATTGAAACATGGATCGGTTACCCAATTACACAATGATTGGCTGCTCAAACCGAGAGTTCTATCTTTATTGGTAAAACGCAAGTGGAGATATCGGAACAAGTTTCGAAGCTGCAAAACTACCACACATATTCCTTTGATTATTCTAAATATGATCAAACGATACCCACCGCGCTATTGCGAGTAGCCTGCTACTTTATCGGTGCTCTCATACCACGAACTCCGCTCCTGCAGAGGGTTTGAGACTGTGTTGTAGATAATATACTGTTTGGATCAGTGTTCCATCCATTAACAGGGTGCTTTACTAGGCAGCGAGGTTTGCCATCTGGATCCTACTTCACTAATCTGATTGGATCCGTTGCCAATTTAGTCATGGTATGATACGCTCTACATGCAACTAAGCAATCTCGTTCTATCCACAAGATACTAGTCCACGGGGATGATCTAGTTATAGCGACAACCGTTGAACTAGACGTAGTATCTTTTGTCAAAATCTTCGATTCGTTTGGTATGAAACTGAATCTTGACAAGAGTGGTTCGTCAGGTCCAGGTGTAAATAGGCTTTACTTCCTGGGCTCACTCTGAATAAATGGAGAACCACATCGTGATGATCTCATGATGTTGTGTTCTGCTAGCACTACGCGATCGTTCGTGCCTAGATTAGATTCACTTGAAGATGTGATCGACGGTCGCCTTTATAGCATCCTTGGTTTTAGTGTATCCCTTGGCCATCTTTGGCACCGCTTGCGGTTAAAGCCTTACATTGGACGAAAGATGTTTGTGTTTTCAGAGTACTTGTCTTGGGAGGACAAGATTAAGGCGCGGAAATCGGAACTGATAGGTAACTGAGTAACCGGAGTTTCTGAGCCGTGAAAACAACGCTAGAGGGTGGAAGCGTTGTTTTCAAAATTTAAGATGCGC